GCCGGTAAAGCTTTGAGCTTATCAGAGCGGTAAATGTAAGCTCGCTGGTCGCCTTCAATTTTTGGCACATCGACATGAGTGAACTGGACCTTCCATTCAATCAAACAGTTCACATGCCGCCAGTGGCTACATCGACTCATGCTCTCTCGAGTGAAGTAATAGTAAGCGAGAGGCAGAGCGTGCAAGGCAGTTAGGATGAGTCCTCTCCTCGGCCTAAAAATAGGATGGCCGGGGTGGTCATAGGATAGAGTGAGATGACTCAAAGCCGCTGCAATGCCACATAAAAACAACTTTGCCAATTTGGCTTTTAGATAGACCCACTTACCAATCGTTGACTGGTAGCCGAAGGGGTCATCTTTCATGGTACTCCACCTGATAACACTGTCAGGTATGGACGTAACAGCCAATTCACCAGCAATTTTGAGAGTCGGTTGCTTCTGAGGCGGTGTCGACGAAGGCAGAGATTTGACAGCCAATTCTTCGGCTGGAGCAATACAAATGTCCATCTCAAATAAAGGTTTCTCGCCGACACGACAAATTTCCTCACCGTACTCATCAAACTCATCATCAAAAACACAGTGTAGTGCCATATCATCTGTGTTTGTGGCTGAGCCATTGTTGCCATTCAAGCCTTGCGTCACTTCATGCGCTTTCTTCTCTCGCCATTCCAGTAAACCAGATACGCGTTGCGTGATGTGACGCGGCATTTCAGCGTCCTTCGAGGCAATCATGACTTTCTCGCTGCCGAAGAAAAGCATCTTTGATACGTTGACGACACGATCACGTAGATCCCAATGTTTCTCGGGATAAACGTATTCTTTGGCCTTTGGCGTATACAATAATGACTTTGCGAGCTGTAGAACAATGGCATTGGATTTGTCTTTCATGTCGGACGCGAGACTCCGGTCGCCCAAGTCTTCTACCTCAGTTGCGAACATACGGTGTCCACGCGTCCTCCATGCCTTGCGCCTGTTCAAAGCTTTTCGCTGTTTCTTAGGCAGTGCAGCCCATCTTTCGGCTGGTTCTCTCGTAAGAGCAATCAACTTCAACATGGCAAAGTTGTGTGCATCGACCAAGTTCTGAGTCTTGGCCTTGGAATATTCCGTTGGTGCTAAACGTAAGCGGTCAATTTTTCTCGGTATGACAGACCAGAGTTTTCTTCTTCTGATGAAGCCTGCCAACATCAGCTCAATCTGTCGC